TAAGGAAGAAGTCTTTGTCTAATGACGATGTTCTATACCGTCTCTGTCTTCACTATCTTAGGGTTTTCCCGAAGGATTTAAGTGAAGCTGAGTACGTTAAGTTGATTAAGGTGTCCCTTGCGGGAGCATTTTCTCAACAAATGGAACAGGATCAGATTCCTGAGTTTTCACGTTGTTCTATACCTCTTTTTCCGGCTTGTACCCAATCTAGATTGGACAAGTCTTTTAAGAATCATAAGAAAAGGAGAGCTCAATTCTATCACAATCTTCAACAGTCGAAGGCACTTTGTGCTCCGGTTGGAGAAGAAATGATAGAACAAGCATATGAGAAGCATGAAGCTTCTCTTTGCCGAGCCTCCAGCGAATGTTTACCCTTAGATCAAGAACTTTATCAAGATCTGAAGGAATATGGTCGTAAAGTTGGATCTCAAGTGAAACACTTGTATGATCCTTTTAAGACTTCACTACCTAACACTCGCGCTTGTTTGGAGAAAGGACGTCGAGATGGAGGGAACCTTTCTGCTTTAGAGCAGGATGGAACCATCCAGAGAGACCAGGGCAACCCGGCTCTCAATCTCGACACGGTGAATCAGCCTAGACCCGAACCCCTAGTAATAGGTTTGTTCGGAAGTCCAGGTTCAGGTAAGACAACAGCAGTTTCTGCTCTTGTTGATCACCTTAGATCACACCTTTGTCCAAAGATTCAAAGAGAGGATTTCGTATATATGCGCTCCTGTAATACCGCCCATTGGGATGGTTATCATGGTCAACCTGTCGTCGTCTTAGATGACTTCGGACAAGATCTTAAAGATAACTCCGATATTTCAGAATTTATGTCTCTCATTTCATTGAATGACTATGTTCTACCTATGGCAGAATTGAAAGAGAAGGGAACTAAGTTCACTTCTCCTATCGTCATAGTGACTTCGAATAGGGCCTTTGGGACCCAGTTAGTAATTGATGGCTCGAATAGCCGTCTTATAGAAGAACCTCTCGCTTTATGGCGGAGATTCGACTTAACTTTCTTAGTCGAAAGAGATAAGCATATTACAGTTTTTAAAGAACTTCTATTACCTTGTGAATGGAATAAAAACATCCAACTGAAAACGAAACATACATATGGACGTGATTTTCATACGCACAACATTCTTCATTCAGGCTTTACGGCCTTAGAAGAAAGTCGATTGGGAGAGACTCATACTTTCTTTGAAGTTCTTCAACTCCTTAAGGAGAAGTTGAACCAGAAGTTAGATTATCACTCTAGGGTTTTCCACAATACGTGGTCCCAGAGGATTGGGTCTTATTATATCCGCTTTGAGAAAGAGGATGGAATTGAATGGTTTGTGAAGATTGAGGAGGAGCCGAAAGGCATCACTCCTCATACTCATCACATCAGGATGGATTTCCCTAAGGATCCACCTACCCATCCACCCATCGTTCGAGCTTCAGCTATTGCTGAACCTCTCAAAGTTCGTATGATCACTGTCGCTGAGAAAGATACCAAGGTCCTTCAACCTTTTCAAAAGGC